ACATAGACAAAGTCGGTAAGGTTTTCAAATAGTTCGCCTTTGTGGTACATATCAATGGCTAATTTGTCGGCCTCCTCTTGTGTGGTTGCCTCAATTATTTTTATGCTAGATGTCCAAATTGTACAAAGTTGGTCAACTTGTACCTTAAATTCTTTTGTTTCTGTTTGTGTTTGTGTGTTTGTCATTGTGTTAAGGTTTATTTGTTTAGTTTAGTATTTTGTAGATATGTTTCTATTTTATCTAATATGTTATTAAAATCATCTTGTACAAAGTCGGTGTAAATCATATCACCATTTTCACAATGTTCCCAAATGGGTTGCGTTGTGTATTCGTAGGTATGCTGAATAAATAACTCGGCTAATTCACAGCTCAATTCATTGAGGTAAAATGTAGCCTTTGGCGTTGCGTCTAAATAGTTTTCCATTTTGTAAATGTTTAAGGGTTATTTGTATTTTGTTAAATCTTGCCAAATAGTTTTAGCAAGGGTAAATAATAGAGTGCCGATAATTAAAAAGCCGATAAGCTCAATTAGTGTGATGTGTGTCATGTTATTTGATTTTAGTTAATAGGTAATCGGTTAATAATTTAGCCATATTCGATATAATAATAACGAATAGTACTAATTGCCAAATCAAAAGAAAGTTGTTTAAGTGTTGCATTTTACTTTGTTTTAGTGGTGATTAAATTAGATAAGAACAAACAGCAAAGAGCAATAGAGGGGCCCAAAGTGTCCGCCTTGTAATAGATTGCCCCAATTAATAATAGGGCTAAAATTGTGTTAATGTGTTTCATGTTTTGTAGTTTATTGGTTATTTGATAGAGTAAAGATAAGGGTTAATATTGTAAATAATGTTAAAATATGTTAAATTATTGCAAAAATATTAACTATTTATCGGTCTATATTTAGACCAATGGTAAAGATATTTTACCCTTTATATTGTGTGGATATATTATATATTGTATTATATATTATATAATGTATATTATATTATACAATGTATAATGTATAATAGAATAAATAATATATCCTATATTATATTAGCCATCACTTTACCATATGTATAGAAACTAAGCTAGTAAAAAATTAGTGGGCTGTTTGTTATGTTTTGCGATTGAGTGAGTAAGGATTATACATTAAAATAAATGGCTAAATGCACTACGAAAGTCCTCCTATTTAACATAATGCTAATTATAAGACAAAAGTATTGTTGATTATCAGTACATTACATATTAAAAAATAGTACGGGGTACCCCCTATGGCTTTTATTCGTACCAAAAATGGGATATACCCCTTGTGCCTCTCATATTTTTGATAGAAAACATTGTTTTGCGATATTTTAATATTTGGTATTATTGTTGTAGCTTTGACTTCTATGAAAGATACAGTATGTAAGAGGTTGTACAAATGCAAGTGTGGGTTTATTGCGGAGGAGTATGTTTGGAGTAGTGAGATTAGGGAGAAGGAGTTTAAGTGTGAGAAGTGTGGCAAGGCACTTGGGTTTAATAATATCAAGATAGACAAGGTAGTGAGTATTGTCTCTATCAGAACGCCAACCAAAAACCGATAATATGAACGCAGAGTTTAGATTACGCAGTAATATGCTAAAACCAATACAATTATGAATGCAGAGTTTAAGGATATAACAAAAGAAGCATTTATCATTGCTTACAGAGAGAATTTTGGAAATATTACTATTAGTTGCCAGGCGTGTGGAATTAGTAGGACGATGTATCAAGGATGGATGAAGAACGATGTGGAGTTTAGAAAGACGTTAGCTGAAATAGAGCCAGAGGAGATTATGTTGGACTGGGGGGAGCATAAGTTAATGGAAAGAATTAGTAAGGGCGATACCTTGGCTACGATGTTTCTGTTAAAGACAAAAGGCAAGAGAAGAGGGTATATTGAAAAGACGGAGGTTGCTCATGAAGGGGATGTGGTGAAACAGATTACTGTTAACGTGTTAAAGCCTGGTACTACCTTGGCGGATATTCCAAAGTTGGATGGTGACGAGAATAAAACCTTACCAGAAAGTTCGCCAATAGAGAACTTTGAGTCTGAAAATGGCAAGATTATCAACTTTGATACCCAAACTGACGATACTTATTTTGTTCCAGCTACTGCAGCTTCGGTTCCTAGTTTTGATACCGAAGAATTAATTGAAGTTCCGCTGTATAATCATGATAAAGGTGAGATATTGGATTTGAACGAAGATGAGGAATATGAGGAGTAGTGTTTAAAGGCCATTTTAAGGCGATTCTAGCCATTATCTATACCATAGTAGTATATTGACCTTAAAAATATATTACATAGTCTTAAATTGCTTTTAATTGCTTTTTGTTGATGTTACCAATTTGGTTACATTTACATTTGTTCGTACTAAAAAGTGTTATTAGCTTACATAAATCGGTAGTATTACTACTAAAATAATAAAAAAAGTAAACCTATAACTTGACTTTTTGACTTATATCAATCACTAATGTGTCTTATATAGGTCAAAATGAGCCGATTTTGATTGATATACGGCTCATTACTGATTGATACCCCTACCTTGCTATAAAACCAAAAAGTTGTAGCTTCGTTTCACCAAACCATATTTTTTAATTTTTCCCCATGACTTATGAACGTAACCACCAATGTCGTTTTCGAAATACTACAAGGAAGCCAAAAAAAAATATCCGTCATGCAAGGCGGAACAAGAAGTGGCAAGACCTACAATATCTTGACCTGGTTTGTAGTAAAGCTCTTGCAGGAAAGCGGAAAGACCTTGACTATCTGTCGTTCCTCGCTACCGTCTATAAAGGGCTCTGTAATGAGAGACTTTGTAGAGATACTGTCGAAATATGGCTTGTACTCAGAAGAAAAACACAACAAATCAGAAAACCTTTATTTTTTGGGTAATAATACGGTAGAGTTTGTATCAACAGACCAACCGCAGAAGATTAGAGGTAGAAAACGTAATTACCTTTTTATCAACGAGGCCAATGAGGTAAACTACGAATCTTGGATGCAGTTAGCACTAAGAACCACCGAAAAGATAGTAATTGACTATAACCCCTCAGATTATTACAGTTGGATTTACGACAAGGTCGTTCCAAGAGAAGATGCCGACTTTACCATCACTACTTACAAAGACAATCCGTTTTTAGAGAAGTCGCTTGTAGAAGAGATTGAAAGACTAAAGGATTCAGACGTACAATACTGGAGAGTTTACGGTTTAGGGGAAAGGGCTATATCGGAAGCAACTATTTACACTCATTGGAAACGCAGACGTAATTTCCCAGAAGGCGGAGAAATATTTTACGGCCTAGATTTTGGTTATAACAATCAAACAGCATTAGTTCGTGCCAAGCACTACGATGGTGAGATATACGTAGAGCAACTTGTGTACGAGACTAAAATGTCCACTTCGGTACTTATCGACAAACTAAAGTCTTTGGGCCTTGGTAAGCGAGATGAGATATTCGCAGATGCTGCAGAACCTAAAACTATCGCAGAGATTAATAAGGCTGGGTTTAACCTAAAGACAGCGATTAAAGATGTTTTCGCTGGAATCAATAAGGTAAAATCATTTTCTTTGTATGTTAAAAGCGATAGCTTAGATTTGTTGGATGAGGTCAAAAACTATAAATGGAAAACCGACCATGATGGTAATACCCTTGATGAACCAGTTAAGTTTAGAGACCACTTAATGGATGCCATGAGGTATGCCATATACACAAAATTCGCCAAACCAAAAAGGGGTTGGGTAGTGTAGGCTAAAAATTTGTTACTTTTGTAAAAATATCATATAGCGTGAAATTAAATGAAATATTAGCAGCGATTAATCCTTTTCAACAAAAGGCTAAAGCTCCAAACGGAATGATAAATGTTACAAGTCCATTTGCCGATTTTGGAGGATTACTTGCTGGAAGAACCTTATATCCAGAACTTAACCAAAGAAAATTTGTACTTGACTACGAAAACAATAGTGAGGTATATGCAATCATAAAGCGTATATCTAAAACGGTATCTACTGTACCATTTTACGTTTACAAGGTAAAAGACAAGAAATCACTTATTCGCTACTCAGCACTTACTAAAAACTCTACAACTACTCAAGACTTGGCTAAAGCTGAGTTAATGAGAGTTAAGGCAATTAGTGAGATTGCAGATTCCCCATTAAACGATTTATTAGAAAAACCAAACGAATATCAATCTCTTTCTGAGTTTATTGAAAGCGTTATTGGTTATAAACTTATTTGCGGCAATTCTTATGTATGGGCTAACCGATTAGAAAACGGTAAGGTCCAAGAATTAGTCGTGCTCCCTCCGCAATACATGGCCATCATTTCTGATGGTACTATCAATGGGGTTGAAGGTTATTCTTTTACACTTGTTGGATGGGACTTCTTAGATGCGAAAGACGTAATCCATCTAAAATACTTCAACCCTTACTTTGACACTAACGGTAATCAACTATATGGACTTAGTCCTTTACAAGCTGCTTACAGAACTGTTCAACGTAGCAACGATGCAAAAGATACATCTGTTGGTATGTTACAAAATCAAGGACCTAAAGGTATCTTGTATGCTGACGAAGGTAATAACTTCGGACAAGAAGAAGCTGGTAAATTAAAAGAAGATTTCTACAATCAGTACGGAACTAAGAGCCAAGGACAAATCGTTCAGAACGCTGGTAAGATTTT